AAATACCAGCAACAAACTGTTGTCCCAACTGATATATTCTATTATTTATCGTAGTAGTTACCCCGCTAAAAGATGAATTAATTGTTAATGTTGGTCCAACAATTACAGAACAAGTAATTGTTGTTCCGTACCCAATGTCCGGATTTGAAGTAAATGGAATAATTTTAAATCCAGTTTCACTTGAAGCTAGTCCTGTTGGTTGATAATATTTCAATACTCCAGTTATTGGATCCCAGGAAGCTACAAATCCTATTGCTGTTGATCCAAATCCAACAGTCTGTTTTATAACTGCATCTACAGCGTATGTTGTATTAGTAGTAACTCCACTTAATTTTAAAGCATTTAATCCACTAACCACAGAAGTATCTAAAATTTGAACATCACTTCCTGAAATAGTAGGATTTTTTAGTATCCCAACTCTAGCAAAATCATTCCCTAAAATAATATCAGGATTACTATCTAAGGTTTCATATCTAGAGTAAAGTAAAACTTTATAAGCACCAAGTTCTCTATAAATGTCATAGCCATGGCCACCCTTTGGTGGAATAACGACGTTAAAAGAAGCTATAGAAGTGGTGCCAATTCCAGTGTTACTTAACTGTTTTAATGGACCAGTTACCTCGGATCCAGGCGCGCCAGGATAAAATTGTATTGTTCCATAGGTATAATTTTTCCCACCATCAGTAACAAATACTTCAGATACTTTACCAAAGGAATCAATTGTAATTGTTGCTTTACCTCCAGTTCCATCCCCCAATATGGGTACATTTGAAAAAGATGTTGAAATTGGTTGATAATTCGTTCCTCTGCTATTAATTATAACAACTTCTATTTTACCATCAACGGAATTGGTTTTTGTAGCAATTGATTCACCCGTACTTCCCCAGTTTTCGGGAACAGGTATATATTCAATAGAATCAAACTTAACGATTTCAGAAGGTTTAATCGTATATAAGTATTTCCAAATATATCCATCACCACTAGCTCCTGCAGCTCTTGGTTCTAAATCAATAAATGTAGGTTGGTCAAAAGATGGCCTACCTTTTGGATTTTCGGGATCAGTTCCGTTTTGTAGGCAAATATATACTCTCAAATCTTCATTTATAACATAAAAATTTGATTCATATAAACCAGTTTGAGATGTAACTGGAGTAACATTATAAACATTATAGTCATGTCTGTACATTTCAAAAGTGTTTCCTGCTACCCAGGTAACTTTTCTGACGAGTCTTCGTACATCCTGACTTGTGATTTGTTTTAATGATATGATACTTTCTTTAACTACATATTCCTCTTTAAATCCATCTACAGGAGATGGAGTATTAGCAATCCAATTTGAAGAGCCGCCAGCGGCAGGACTAGTACTATTTGGTAGCCCTATAAAAGTGTAATACTTATTTGATGTGTCGCCCACACCAGAAACACTTTTTACAAAGTTTTCAGCATTTAAAACTCTAAATTGATCCGATATTATAGCGGGCATTTTAAAATATACTTTTTTTTATTTAGTTACCTTTTACTTACTTATAATATTTCTGGTTCTTATGACTTTTGGCGAAGTAGATAGTCCAGAACTTCCATTATCAGTAAGAGCTGTGAAGGTTTGAGGATTTCCTAAAACTCTATTTTGGTAGTCGTATATTTTGCCCCAACTATATCTTCCATAGAAATTATTTGTTCCAATTCCAGTATTATTTGATCCTCTACTGTAAACTTTTACATAATTATCAACCATGGGAGCAAAGTTGCATGTTACTGTTACTATACCAACTGATGGTGTCGTTATATCTTCAACAATATAAACACCGTCTAGGAAAGATTTTGCTATTCCAATTTTAGAATTTGGATAATTACTCATACCACCAAGAAGGGTTGTAATTCCAACTAAGTCACCACCAGTTTGAACATTACTATCAGTTATTACAAAATAATCTCCTTTTGATAGTTGGCTATTAACAATACCAAAAGCATTCAGTGCAGAATACCCTACACCTAAAGTACTATTATCATATTGTTCGGATTTTAAAGTGAAAGAAATTTTTGGAGATGTGGTTCCTATACCAGGAGTTCCTGCGATATATGTAATAATTCCCACAATTATTCCATGATCTCCTACAGCTTTAAATGACTTAACGAATTCAGTTTTATATGTGTCACTCTCTATTAAAACTGGTGGCGAACTGCCAAAGCCATATCCAAATCCAGGATTAACTATTTGGATAGATGTTACACTCCCGTTATTTGTAGTAGCAGTTGCAGTTGCAGAATTGTAAACCGGATCTGCATACATTATAGTAGATCCAGTTCCAACAAGAACATATCTCCCATCTGATCCAATATTATTTGTAAATATTAAATCATTGACATTTTTTGATTGTAGTGTACTTCTGTAAACCCAATTTGTCAAATTAAAGGAATAATACAATTGTCCCGAAGACGTCACTGCTACATAGAAACCATAATTATAATATATGTTTACTAGATTTTCGGCTCCAAGATTATTTGAAATAAGTTGATAGTTATCTCTATTAATTGATTTTAAAATTATTCCTTGATTTCCAACTATAATAAAGTCTCCATTAACATAGATTATTTTATTTAAATTATTGGTTACTGGAGATGCAGTGTTTTCCCATATTGTTCCAGTATCAGAAGTTCGAATTGTACCATTATTACCAACCGCAACAAAATAAGTATTACCAAATACAACACTATTAAAATCGGACAATGTTTCGGAATATCTACTAACAAAACTACTTGTACTTATACCATTGCCAATAAAAATAGATCCACCAGCTCCAACAGCAACCCAAGTATTAACAGAATTAGAATATACTATTTGATTGAATGTTCCGGTATATGCACTACCCACTCTACCTACAGCTCCTATACCTAAAACAATAATATCTTCTTCTAATGGAATTTTAGTCCAACTAGAAATAACAGATCCGCTATCTGTAGCTCTTATGATTTTGCCTGCAGTTCCAGCAGCGACTAATAAATTACTTGTACCAACACCGACCACTTGAATTGAATTAAAATTGGAGGTTTGGCTAAATCCAACTGTATCGACTTGCCAAGATATTCCATCAGAACTTGTAGCAAAGACTGAACTACTTCCGATAGCAACAAATTTATCTTTATATTGTATAGATTTAAAATCATATGATGTAGTTACCCCTGTTGCAAATTTCCAATTAAAAATAGGATCTTTTAATTTAATAGCAGATTTTGAAATAACTACTTTTGGTGATTGTGTATTTGCATAACCAACTCCGCCATTTGTTACAACCACAGAAGAAATCGTAGACGAAGAGGAAACTACAGCTTGACCCAAAGCAGAAGTAATAGATTTATCTTCAAATATGAAAAGATCTCTAATATCTTCAGCGAGTTGATCTAAATCCGAAAATAAAGGATACGCATTATCAACATATATCGCCGAATCTTGTGGTGAAATAGTTTTAATAACGGTTGCAGATGGTCTTATATTACTTTGGAAACTTGGTCTTGATTTAGAGTACAATGTGCCACTGATTACGGTGTCACTGATTTGTTTTTGCCAGGTAAGAGGTCTAATTTTTGTTGGATCAGTTATTATCCCAACAGAATAATAATTAAAAGTTTCTAATTGGTCAGAAGCCGTTATTTTTTTAACAACACGATCAAATTGAGAAATATCAAAAGGATCTTCTGGATTTTCCTGAATTATTACTTTATCTCCGGGTTTAATTGTTGGTGGTGGTACAATCAACTCAACATCATTAGATGACCCTCTGTAGTACAGAATAAAACATTTTGATCCTGGTTTAGGCGCCTCGGTAAATATGACTCTACTTCCAGAGAATTTGTACGATGAATTTGGAACCTGTAGTACATCGTTTATGTATATAAAAATATTATTTGTTACATCTAAGTTTGTTCCGACAGGAACTCTCAATCCAAGAACTTGTTTTACCCCATTTATAGTTGTAGAAAGAGTAAACTTTTTCCTAAATCCATTAAAGAATTGAGAAATATCATCAAATTTTATAAATTGACCAGGATAGAAACCAGAAAAACTATCTGTTTCAACTTCTTCGACCGTTAATATAAATGGTTGATATTGTTTAAAGGATACTATACCACCTTGAACATAATAATGTGGTATACTTGAAATAGAACCAGCTTGTATAGTAAATGTGTTTGTAGATGCAACGGAAATAACTCCAAATTCATAAGCTCCATCACCACTAGACTCAGTGTATCTGAGAATTCTTTGCATAGTTGGAACTTTTTTAGTTATTCCACCACTGACATAATTATGAACAATTGTAGAAATGCCTGCATTAAATGTAAAGGTGTTTGTAGTTATACCTGTAACAGTAAATGTGGCCCCATAAATGGAAGACCCTGGATATGGATATATCGTTGATGTAATACCAGCTTGCGCTGTTCCACCCGAAACATAAGTATGGGCAATACTAGAAATACCAACATTAATGGTAAATTTAGTATTACTTATTATAGAATTAACTTTAAAAATGTCCCAATTACTCAATGTATTTGAGCTAGATCCTGGATACGGGAATATTGTAGATGTAATACCAGATCCACTGGGACAAGTAAGAGCGATTCCAGCTAACTTGATTTGTTTTCCTTTAATAGCTAAGTGATTACTTGCGGTAGTGATTGTTGCTATTCCAGATACTTTATCATAAACAAGATTCGTAATATTTACAATTGGATTTTGAACATATCCAGGACAGGTAAGAGAAAGACCTGCCAAAGTAACTTTATCTCCAATTAGGTAACCATGATTAGTTGAAGTAGTCGCTGTTGCAATACCAGTTGTATTAGTATATTTAAATGTAGTAATTCCTATTTCTGGCCAACCAACAAATACATGTGGAATTGTAGAAATTCCAGAATTTATTGTAAAACTTGTGGATCCTAAAGATGTAAGAACTGGGAATACTTTTCCATAAGTACTTGTGCCATCGGGGAATATTGTAGTTGTTACACCCGATTGAGCTGTCCCGCCAGAAACATAAGTATGTGCAATACTAGAAACTCCCGCGTTAATTGTGAATTGTGTATTACTTAAAACTGAGTTGACTTTAAATACATCAAATGTCCCACTTACAGCGTTTGGACTTGATCCTGGGTATGGATATATTGTTGATGTAATACCAACTGTTGCTGTACCACCTGAACTATAAGTGTGTGCAACAGTAGAAATCCCTGCATAAAATACAATCGTCGCACCAGAAGTACCTGCAAGAACCCGGAACACATTAAAAGTTCCCCCAAGGGTATTTGGACTACTATTTGGATAAGAATTGCCCAAGGTCCCTATACCAGCTGAATATGGAAACTTGGTGGTTGAATACCCGATAGCTTCTGATGGGCAAGAAAGAATGATATCAGCAAGTTGAACATATTCGCCGGGTATTAATCCATGATTTGCGTTAAGTGTAATGGTTGTTATGCCGGTAGAATTAGTATAAACAAAATTGGTAATATTATAAGTTGCAATTCCAGTTGCACTATGTGCAGCACAAGAGAATGCAATTCCAGCCAGTTTTACTTGTTTTCCTGTAACTGCACCATGATTAGAGGATGTTGTAATTGTAGCAATACCAGCTATATGATTGTAAACAACATTACTAATATTGACTGCGGCATTCGTTGTGTATGATGGACAATTAAACGGTAAATTATATAAAAATACTTCGTTGCCTGTTTGATTATATGGAACATCAGTTCTCAATAATCCATGAGGAGAATAAGTAACAATTGTAGAAACCCCAGTAACATTATCATACGAGAATGTTTTAATTCCTACTTCATCATATCCACAAGTAAATGCAATTCCAGTTAAAATTACATCATCACTTTCGTTTAAATTATGAGAATTTGATGTAGTTATCGTAGTAATTCCAGTTAAATTATTATATGTTAAATTGGAAATCGATAGTGTATCATATCTAAATGTAGTATTGGTTTTTATTCCAAGTGGTGTTAATTT